AGACCGGCAGCACCGTCACGATGGGCAGCGGCCAGCTGACCGTGTTGCGATCGCTGAGCTATACGGGCTCCCCTGCTGCTGTTGATGGACGGTCGCAGGCGCAGCAGGATCTGGACGCGGTGCAGGCCGCGATCCGGGCGCTGGTTTCTGGCGGCGTGGTGCGTGAGTACACCATCGGCAACCGCAGCTTAAAGAAATATGAACTCGCGGATCTGATGCAGCTTGAGTCGAAGCTCAAGGCTGAGGTGAAACGTGAGCAGATGGCGGAACTTATGGCCAATGGGCTGGGCAACCCTCACAATCTGTTTGTGAGGTTCTGATATGGGACTTAGAACGCGACTGTTTCGGGCGATGGGCTTTGAGCCGGTGCGGCCTCGGGCGCGGGCGTATCAAGGCGCACGGGTCAGCCGGCTGACAGCCGACTGGGTGACAAGTGGCACCAGCGCTGATGCGGAGATCAAGTCGAGCTTCAAGGCACTGCGCAACCGTGCGCGGCAGTTGTGCCGTGACAATGACTACGCGCGGCAGGCGGTGCGCGCGATCCAGAACAACGTGATCGGGCACGGCATTCGGCATCAGGGGCAGGTGCGGATGCTGCGCGGCGGCAAGTTGGATGAGGCGATCAACGGCCGCATCCATGAGGAGTGGGAGAAGTGGATGCACAAGAACCGCTGTGATGTGAGCGGGATCCTTGGCTTCCACGACATCGAGCGCCTGCTGGTGCGCAGCATGGCCGAGTCGGGCGAGGTGTTCGTGCGGATGATCAAGCGGCCATTCGGTGACAGCCGTGTGCCATTTGCGCTGCAGGTGCTTGAGGCTGACTACCTGATCGACGATGACGTGCCGCAGGCGGCCGATGGCAACACGGTGCGCATGGGCATCGAGGTGGATCAGTACCTGCGGCCGCAGGCGTACCACTTCTACGCGAATCATCCTGGCGACACTTACGCGGGCAACGCGCGCACCAACGGCAGACGGGTGCGGGTGCCGGCTAATGAGGTGATCCATCTATTTCTGCCTGAGCGGCCAGGGCAGACGCGGGGCGTGACGTGGTTCGCGTCGGCGCTGATGCGGCTCCACATGCTGCAGGGCTATGAGGAGGCCGAGGTGGTGCGTGCGCGGGCGAGCAGCGCGCTAATGGGATTCATCACCAGCCCCGAGGGCGAGCTGGTTGGTGATGAGGTCTATGAAGGCGAGCGGGTCAGTGAGTTCCAGCCGGGTGTGTTCAAGTATCTGCAACCGGGCGAAAGCGTTACGGTGCCGGACCTGAACAGCCCTGACGGGCAGCTCGAGCCGTTCACGCGGTCGATGTTGCGGGCCGTTGCTGCTGGCGTGGGTGTTTCGTTTGAAAGCATCAGCAAAAACTTCTCAGAGAGCAACTACAGCAGCAGCCGGCTGAGCCTGCTGGAGGAGCGCGACACCTACCGGGTGCTGCAGCGCTACATGATCGAGAACTTCCATCAGCAGGTGTTCGAGCAGTGGCTTGAGATGGCGGTGCTGAGCGGCGCGCTGAGCCTGCCGGGGTATGAGACCAACCCAGACCGCTACCGCGCCAGCCGGTGGGTGCCGCGCAGCTGGGAGTGGGTTGACCCGCAACGCGAGGTGGATGCCTATAAGAACGCGGTTCGGTGTGGCTTCAAGACGCTGGGGCAGGTGGTTGCTGAACAGGGCGGCGATCTTGAAGATCTACTGGTGGCGCGTCAGGCTGAGCTGGCGATGCTCGATGAGATGGACATTGTTTTGGATACAGACCCAAGCGAACTTAGCGTCGCTGGGTTGACGCAGGTCAGGCCGGCCGGATCGATTGATCCGTTTGGTGACACTGAGGCGCCGATGGAGGAGGAGGAATACGAGGAGGAGTCTGTGCTCGAGGATCCGACCGAGGCGCCTGAGGATTGATGGCAACCGATAGACTCAAGGCATTAGAAGATCGCAGCGCCGTGGAATTAGCGCGTCCCTATCCAAACGAGCACGCCGCCAGACTGACCGATCCGGATCAGTACGATTCGCTTCGGCGTGTCAACGATGAAGGTGGCCCCGGCATTGACTTCATCTACGGCATCAAGGAAGGCGAAAGCGAGATTCAGGCGATCCGGTTCAGCAGTTCGCGCTACAGCCCAGCCGAGGCGCGCGACTGGTTGGCTGAGCATGACTTCAGCGCGATCATGTTTGAGGAGGCCACCGGCGACGGCGAGCGGGCCGAACCCGGCGATCTGTCCGAGGGCGACTTTGTGCGGTGGAACAGCAGCGGCGGCACCGCTCAGGGCCGCATTGAGCACGTCATGCGTGAGGGCACTTTGGGCGTGCCCGACACTGAGTTCAGCATTGAGGCCACACCCGAAGATCCGGCCGCGCTGATCCGCATCTATCGCGAAGGCGATGAAGGATGGGAGGCGACTGAGACGATGGTGGGTCACAAGTTTTCAACACTGACCAAGATCTCGGCACTGCGCAGCCTCGAGGGCAAGTATCAGCGCGCTGAGGTGACCACCTTCGATGAGGTGCAGGACCGCACCTATGAGTTCCCATTTAGCTCTGAGTTCCCGGTTGCGCGTTACTTCGGCAACGAGATCCTTAGCCATGAGGCCGACGCCGCCAACCTAAACCGCCTAAATGATGGCGCGCCGCTGCTGTTCAACCACAACCCTGACAAGGTAATCGGAGTGGTTGAGCGGGCATACATCGACGGCAAACGCCGCCGCGGCTATGCGCGCGTGCGGTTCAGCCGCAATGCTTTCGCTCAGGAGATCTTGAGCGATGTGAAGGACGGCGTTCTACGGAATGTTTCCTTCGGCTACTCCATCGACAAAATGGAGGAGCGTGGCAGTGGCGACTATGTTGCGACTGCCTGGTCTCCTTATGAGATCAGCGTTGTCTCGGTGCCGGCTGACCCCGGCGTCGGGATCGGCCGATCTTTTGAGGCTGACACCCCTGCTGCTTCGGCAGCACCATCCCCTGATCCCATTCCTTCAATGGAAAACGCCACCCCCGATCTGGCCGTGGTGCAGGCCGAGGCCGCTCAGGCCGAACGGTCCCGCATCTCGGACATCACTGCCCTGTGCGACAAGCACGGCATGGCAGACCTGGGCCGGCAGTTGGTTGAGTCTGGTCGTTCAATCGACGAGGCTCGCGCTGCTGTGCTCGACAAGCTCAACATTCACCAGGAGACCGTGACCATGCAGGCCGCCGACCTTGGCCTTAGCGAGAAGGAGAGCCGCAACTTCTCTTTCCTGCGCGCCATCAACTTCCTTGCTAACCCAACCGATCGCTCAGCCCGCGAGGCTGCTGCCTTCGAGATCGAAGCCTCCGATGCTGCTGCGGCCAAACTGGGCCGTCAGTCGCGCGGCATCACCATTCCTCAGGATGTGCTGCGTCGTGACCTGAACGTCGGCACTGCTACTGCCGGTGGCAACCTGGTCGCCACTGACCTGGATGCCGGCAGCTTTATCGACCTGCTGCGCAACGCTTCCGCTCTGGATCAAGCTGGCGCCACTGTGCTGACCGGCCTGACCGGCAACGTTGCTATCCCCCGCCAGTCCGGCGCTGCTACCGCCTACTGGGTGGCTGAGAGCGGCTCGCCCACCGAGAGCCAGCAGACCGTTGATCAGGTCAGCCTGACTCCCAAGACTGTTGCAGCCTTCACTGACTACAGCCGTCGCCTGATGCTGCAGTCCAGCATCGACGTTGAGAACATGGTCCGCAACGACCTGGCTCGCGTTCTTGCCCTGAAGATCGACCTGGCTGGTCTGTACGGCACCGGCAGCAACAGTGAGCCCCTCGGCCTGAAGCTGACCACCGGCATCGGTACCGAGAACTTCGCCGCTGCTGCCCCCACCTTCGAGGAAGTGGTGGCACTCGAGAGCGACGTGGCAACCGCTAACGCACTACTCGGCAGCCCGGTCTATTTGATGAACGCTGCCATGCGCGGCGGTCTCAAGACCACCAAGAAAGATGCCGGCTCCGGCATGTTCATCATGGAGGGCAACGAGGTCAACGGTTACCGCGGCGTGCTGTCCAATCAAGTGGCAGCTGGCGATCTGTGGTTCGGCAACTTTGCCGACCTGATCATCGGTTACTTCAGCGGTCTCGACATCATGGTCGATCCCTACAGCAACAGCACCAGCGGCACCGTCCGCGTGGTCGCAATGCAGGACGTGGACATCGCCGTACGTCATCCTGAGTCCTTCAGCCGCGGCGCTGATACCCTCTGATCATGTTGATCAAGGTCCTACGGCAGACAATGCTGGCAGGGCAGGTGGCCAGAATCGGGGATGTCCTTGAGGCATCCCCCTCTGACGCCAAGTTCCTGATCGGTATTGGCAAAGCTGTTGAAGCCATCGCAGAGGTGGCTGATCTGGCTCAGTTCGGACCTGAGCCGACCCGCAAACCAACAACCCCCAGACGGAGGGCTAAGTCATGACCATTCACAATCTCGGGACCAAAACTGAGGTCCTTAACTTCCTGCCCAATGATGTGGTGACAGCTACTGTCACTGCCAGCACCGCCATCGATCTGGTGGATTATGAAGGCGACATCGCCGTCATACTTTGCGCTGAAGCCGGCGGAGCCAGCATCACCTATCTCGGCAAGCTGACCGAATCCGACACGTCTGGTGGCTCTTACACCGACGTGACCGGCGGCGCGTTCACCGTCACTGCCGCCAACACCGCATCGGTTCAGAAGATCGCTGTCAACTCTGACAACATGAAGCGATTCATCAAGGCAGTGGTGACAGTTGCAGGCGGCACTGGTGCCGGCGCTGTGACGATCGTCGGCCTCGGCTCTAAAAAGTACAGCTGATGGCCTTTACGGAGGATCTCGGAATCTTCCTGGCGGACTTCGGCGTCAGCTGCACAGCTGGCGCCGTTACCGCTCTGGGCATCCTTGACATGCCCAGCCAAGTGCTGGCCAATGGCATGGTGCTCAGCACTGACTACACATTGACCGCCAAGGCTTCTGACTTTGGCACGCTGACCCGCGGCAGCTCGATCACGGTCGATGCTGTGGCCTATACGGTGCGGGAGGTGATGCTGATGGATGACGGGAAGATCGTTCAACTCGGATTGCAAAAGACATGAGCGGCCCCTTCAAAGTCAACACGCGCAGCGCATGGGCATCGCAGAATCCGGTGCTGCTGGCCGGCGAGCCTGGCGTTGAAAGCGAGACCGAGAATCTGAAGATCGGAGATGGTCGGACGGCATGGTCTGGCTTGCCTTACTTCGGCAATCCTGGTTATTGGGGATCGTTCTGGGATACAACTTCGCAGACGGCGACAGCGAACACGCCAACACCGATCCTGCTGCGCAAGAACGACCTAGACAACCGCGGCATCAAGGTCATCTCAAATAGCCGCA